TCAGGATTAAAATTATGAATGTACTGAACGCAATTTTCGATTCCATCAGAGATCATGTCCTCCTTGAACATGTAGTTCACAAAGTTTGGCTTGAAGGACAAGTGATTTGCAATCTTCAAGAAACACTCACCAATATAGCGTGGGATTGGTGGTTTCGTATCCCACCTTCTTGCTCTTTCTGATTTGTCTTGTTCAGAGAGAATTTCTCCAAACTTTTTTCTATAAGAGACTTCTACCTGAGTTCTATATTCAACCAAGGCTGCAAGGAACTCTTTATTATTAACGTAATGCTCTGACCTTTTTCTTCTTGTCATACCGGGTTGAATCATAAAGGTAACTCATAATATGTATAGATTATATCATCTATACAAACACTTGACAAGTTCTACAATACCATATAGACTAACTCTGTCAGGGTTGATAAGGAAGCTTTAGGTACTTTTAAATATCTTCTCTAAGATCTCTTTTACATCATTTACATTACCTAGACGACCCATTTTACGATCTAGTTTAGATTGATTGCCACCAGGAAGTTTATTAGATGATCTAACATAATCTTGATACATCATAATCATTTCTACATCAGACGATTCAGACATAGTAAGAACGTCATTCATATTTAAGATAAACATATCATCGGTTGTTGTTTTCAACCAAGGTTCTATTTTATATCCAACTGTTCCTATTTTACTTTTAATTTCACCGACAATGATTGGATTAGAAACCAAAAGCATTGTTCTATCATCTTCTTCAGATGCAGCTACTTTGGCAAATATTTCTTCACCTGATTTTAATTTTAGTGTTGCGTAAAAATCGTCTTCTATCATACCTTTAGTTGAATAGTAATTATCTCATAGTTAAAGTTTTCCTCATTATATGTTTTAATTCTTTCTATGAAATGATTGAGTGTGTAATTTCGTCTAGACTTAGTTGTACAATCATCTGCAATATCATACAGAGTTGCTTTTACTTTGTCTTTTCCTTTTCTAAGAACTCGTCCAATACTTTGAAGATTGCGGATTCTGGACTTACTTGGAGAGGCAAAGATAACATTATGGAGGTTTTTAATGTTGATACCAGTAGAAAAAGTTCCATAGGAAGCAACAATAACTGCATTAGATTCCTGCTCAGTTATTTCTCTTACTAATTCTCTCTCTTCTGCATCTACTCCTCCATGAATAAAAAATACCTTACGGTCGTCACTCTTGTTTTTATTTATCTCATCGTAGAGTACGGATCCATGTGCTTCGACTCTTGCATAAAGAACAAGAGTATTCCCTTTAAGATCAAGTGTTAGATTACGAATGAATCTATTACGCTGTTCGTGTCCGATTAAATACTGTATCTCATCCTCATAAGTTTCAAACTTCTGTGGTGGATGTTTAAGTACAAGACATTGTATATCAAGTTGAGATAGATGTCCCTGTCTCATCAATTCATCAGTTCTTGTCACTTTGTATGATGGACCAAATAGACCCTCTAAGACCCACTTATGCGTCTGTGTGCCATCTAAAGTTCCAGTAAAACCAAAACGATACTTTGCATGATGAAGCTTGGTCATGATATTAATCAATGACTTGGACTTGAATAAATGTGCTTCATCGCCTATAATACAACCATAATCTTCAAAGAAAGATCGTTCTAGTTTATATACAGATTGCCAAGTCGTAATTGTCACTGGAGCATCATTACTCTTCTCCCTTCCAGAATAAATCTTGTGACAGTATGACTCAGCATCCCAACCATAATCAAGAAAATCCTTGTACATCTGCTCTACAAGAGATGTCGTTGGAACAACTAAAAGGATTTTTTCTCCTCGGTCTACGTAATATCTCACAAGAGAATAAATCATCAAAGATTTGCCTGAAGCAGTGGGGCTTATCAGTAACTTTCTGTTATGCTTTAGAGCACCGTATACTCCCTCAACTTGGTATTTACGAGGAGTATGAGAGCAAATAGAGTGCATGTAATCTTTGACACCCTCCATTGAGATATTATCATTTTCTTCAAATGGAGTGCCATAAAATTTATTGTCTTCAAATTTATAGGTGTATCCATAGTTTTCGCAGAAGGATACAATCTTATCTAACAAACCGACATAGATTTGTTTGGAACGCATATCAAAGAGATGTATCTCTCCGTTCCAATTTCTACCACGGTACTGTGGCATAAATTTTGCATTAGGAACCTCAAACTTAAAGTGATCTCTAAGTTCGTATTCAATATGAGGTTCAGTATTAATCTTTAAAAATACTTCGTTGGATTTAGATATAACAAGATTTGCACTAGTGTCAATCACGTAGATCCATTCATCTACGAATATTTATTACATATTTTGAAACTTATATTCTAATATCATTCTATACAAAGAATCCCTCAGATACCACAAATGCTCCTGTTCCACTGGATGTCTTGAGGGAGATCCCTCCCACGTCTCAATTCTTTTCAACACACAGTGGTGTAGTAAATAAATATCATCTATTGTTAAATTGACTTGATAGTCAAATTCATTCTCTTCTGGTGGGAAAAATTCTTCTTCCATTTGATTATTTAGTATTTTGTATCCAATTTCTAATACTAGACAAATCCCATTGTCCATATTGTTCTGGAACTTCTTGCTCATCCATTAAAGACCATACAGATTCCATGGAATTGCTACTGCATATGTTTATTAGAGCATTGAACAAATTGTCATCAAATTGCAATGATCTAGCATGTTCCCAAAATGGAGTTTCATATTTAGATCCAGATTGATATAGCCATATCAAATAATTTTGAATTTTTAATATATACGATGTTATTTCATTACAGACTTGTTTTTTAGACGTTCTCCCCAACATGTAATTCAAGTATCCGTTAGTTGCATGAACATATGCTGGATTTGAATTTGCTTCTAAAGGTTCTATGAACATTAATTTATTTCCATTTAAACAAACTCTATCATCAATTATGAATTGATTTGATATGTAGTTTGAAAAATTCAAATTGTCAGTGGAGTCAATTCCAAAAAGATCTCTAAAATTTTCTCTTGCTTTCTCTATTGTCGTTATGTCTTTATTAAATAGATATCCATGAGAAACAGAATCTACGTTTGGGATTCTAAAGCACCATCCATCAGGAGTCGCTACACAATCCGTCCAATGAAGATCTTGTTCTCTCTCAGATCTACCTAATAAAACTGAATTGACTGGGTTGATAAGAGTAGTATAATTATCAAAAGATGTTGGTTTACCTGAACAATCTATAATATAGTCAGAGTCTATATCATTATAATTTTTTATATTTTTTTCTACTACTTTAAATTTATTTGATAAAAGAATAAATTCTCTAAACTTATTGACATCATAGTGTGCCGCAGAGTAACCCATTCCAAAAGGATGAAAGAATTTGTCTTTCTTCTTTCCCCAGTTTTTATACATGATTCCATGTTTTATCGTAGCTTGAAACGGATTATCTGCCCAGTCAACATCAAAAACAATTGACAATAAGTTCATAATTCCAGGAACAGTTCCTTGTCCTACTTTTTCTGGAGGAACATCTGGATCATGTATTAGTTCAACTTCCCAGTCAGGCATATTTACAAAGGCATAATATCCCTGAACTGCAGACAATAAACCTGCAGACCCTGCGCCAATAACGGATAATTTTTTCATCCCAATCCTGAGTTAAATCTCATAAACTCTATTGCGTTTTTAATTTGATAAGTTCTATTTGTAATCTGTTTTAAGATGCTTTCAATATAGACTAGCATTGTATCGTAATAATCTATCTTCAAACACACTGTAGACAATTTCTCGTCAGCGTCAAGGTACTTCTGCATTGTATCCTTGTCGCGAATTTTTTTAGGGAAAGGATTTTGTATGTATACATCAGGATCTGCTTTACCGCTGAAGTATTCGTACCTTTCGTGTCGAATATTTTTTCTTTGCTGTTCTGCTTTTTTTCTCATCAGAAAGATGGTATTGTATAATTCAAAATACTTCGCATGGAGAGATGGAATTCCTAAAGATTCTTCGTGCAAGTTGTCTCTATCAATTTTTGAATCTTTCTCCCACATCTCTTGAAGTTTATCAAGATCGATCATAAAGTGTTGCCAGCCATATCTTGCATATCATAGATAGTATACTTGAAACTTACCTCTGCTGTAAAGTAATCGATATCTGTATCAGTTGCATCGAAAGAAATAGTTGATAAGGAATATGGAAATACATCTTTAAACATTACTTGAAATTTGGGAACAAGACTATTGCTCAGTATCTGCAATGTAGCATCAGAATAGATGTTTTCTCCTTTCTGTCCAAATCTACTTTTAATTTTACCCTCTTCAGCAAGATCTTCTAACTGACTTAATTTCTCTGGATATCCAAGTCCTCTGATCCAGTTTTGAATTTCCATGTAGTTGAAGAGATCTTCATCAACTAAAAATCTAAGATTTAAATCACCAAAGACAATCTTATCTCCAGGAATATCAATATCTTTTAGATAACTGGTTTGCTGTGCAACTCCAAGATCCAATGATGGAATGTTAGCCTGATTACAGAAAAACGCAGCGGAAGGACATCTCTTTAACGCAAACTTAAAACCAGTTGGCGATAAGAAATTTCTATTCTCAATTGGAGTTCCAGGTTTTTCTGCTGGTCTTTTTCTGGTTGACATTACTCACTAACTACTGTTGAATTTGCATAGTGCTTAGGTGCATATGTTACTCCATTTTTAGTAACAGTGGTTGCCTTTACAGCATTTGCATCTGATTCATTTTCATAAATTTTTCTATCGTCAAAAGTTTCTGTCCAGTTATTATCACCTTTATAATATACATCACCAATAGTTGGATTCATGACACTTGGTGTTTTAATGTGAAAAGGCATGTTACTTAGTTCTCTACATTCTTATTTAGATACAAAAAAAGACCCCCCTTGCGGGAGGTCTGAAAGGACAGTTGGGGCAACCTGCCCCACAACATCCTTGATCACATAAGGTTCTTGACCTTAACTCTTCTGTAGTAACGGTTGCTGTTGACACGGAGGCGTCCCAGACCCTGATCGGTTCCTTCTGCGAAGGGGTTAGCGGTAAGACCATAACGGGTCTTAAAGCCGATTTTGGGTTGGAAGGTATCCTGACCAACTGCACGAACCATCTGAAGAGGAACGTATGGGCAATAGAACAGACCTGCATCATAAGGGGAAGAACCCTTATAACCGACGACATAGTACTGAGCACCGCTATCGGTTGCAGTGTTAGCACCAGAAGGACCGAGGTTTGCAGAATAAGGATCGATGTATACACGATACTTACCTTGCAGAACACCAGCGAAGGTGTTACCAGTGTCA